ATGCAATAGACCCAAATCCGGTAGCTGCAGTCACCAAGGCAAGAGCACGGATTGATGGATTCGTTTTAACATAAAGCTCTTCGCCATCAACGAATTGATTAGATGCCGAGCCCCCACTACCAACCGTATATACAATGTAAATTATGTCGGGGTCGGTTTCAGTAGCAGGAACGGTTAATTGTACTACAGCTTCAACACCAGAAACACTACCAACCAAAGTAGTATTATTAAAATTACTCACTGTAATTGGCAATGAATTAAATGTCGGTTGAATTTTCACATAAGATGAATTTAAATCTGCGCGAGTATTTCCAGGAATAACTACGGACCCATGTTTGAATATATGATCACCAAATTTTTCAATTTGATTTCTTAAAATAGTTTGTAACTGAGTCAGCTCACGTGCTTGAACTGCAAATCCAGGCTTGAATAATATCTGATGATAATTATCAGCAGAATCAAAATCATCATAATAAGGAGATGTAGATAATGGGGTAGTCATATTTTAAAAATTAATAAATGTCTTAATAATAAGGCCTTGTTCTGGACTAAATGAAAAATGATTTTCATCCGAAACATATAACAAACTTCCCGAGTATTTGTTCAGAATAGGCGAACTTAATACCGATTTAACCAAGTAGGTTCTGGAAGTTTCTGTTTCTGCATATAACATTCCAATTGGGTTAGTATATTTAATACCCAACCTCTGCAAATAAACTTCATTGGTCTGAAAATGCACAATTCTGTATCTAACATCACCCTGAACTAATATTTCATCGGCAACAAGATTTGTCGTGTTCGCCATGATCACTTTGTATAGGGTTAGAGAAGAATCCAGAGTAATAGTTTTACCAGTCAAAACATTTGTTGGATTTTTGAGAATTCCATATTGTCTATAATCTTGGTTTATAACATTTAAATTATCATCTCTTTGAAGAGATGTAGCTATTGCTAACACATTACCATATAATTCCGTAACCGCATCCCATCCATGACCCGTAGAGGGTGTAATAATAGCATATGCAGTTGCAGTTACTGCGTCTTGAGCGATTGGTCTATTAACATCGGTGAATGTAATATTGGCATATGAATAATCTGTGCCGTATGAATTCATAACAATTTTTGTTATAACGCCATTTTCAATCACTGGAGTAGCAGAAGCACCAGTACCGTCGCCAACAATGTCAACAGTTGTTGTTGCTGTATAATAATTGCCCCCCTCTGTTATCTCACCGGCAAAAATTGTGCCCGGAGCAACAGTTTGTTCTACAACAGACTGATCAGAAGAAAAGTCAGAAGCAGAAATTATAGGCGAAATTTCTGCGCCAGTTCCACTACCAACTACGGTTATTTTTAATGAAGTATATCCGCTGCCCGGATTTTCCACTACAACATCAACAATTTCTGTATTATAAATGATAGGAGAGAATGAGGCGTCGACGCCGTCACCTTGAACAACTATGGTCGTTGCATTATCGGACGGATAATCTTTGCCTGGGTCTACTATGTTTACATTAACTATTTTTCCATTAAACACTACACAAGTAATTATTGCAGAAATATTACCATAGATACCAGTGCCAGTGGTACTGTTCACTGTTATTGTAGGTGCAGTAACATAGCCTGCGCCAGGATTTAAAATAGTAGTAGATACAATTTCTCCTGTCAGCCGAGAAACTGATGGGATTATGATCGCACCCCCTACAGGGAAAGACATAGCTTCACCTGTAGTATAACCAAGTCCTGCCTGTTCAATTGTAACATCTGTGATTGCACCTGCTACAATAACCGGGGTACCAACAAAGCCCGAACCTAAAGAACTAATAATAATTGCACTGCCTGCTATGTATCCACTACCACCATTAACGATTGTGATACCAATTATTGCTCCAAGGCCATCACACGTAATAGTAGCACTGGCACCAGCACCAGAAAAAGTATCAGTTGCCACACTCAGAGTAGTTAACAGAGAATCAGAGTAATTTGTACCTGAGTTTGTAATAACCACATCATCAATGGAACCTTTATTGTAAAACGAATCTGTAATAGAACGTTGTACCGGTAAATTAGTAAGATTCATGAACCTACTTCTTTTAAATGTAGGGACAGTATACATGTATTTCCACAAATAGCCGTCGGCAGTTCTAAATACGTAGAATGATTTCCCAGTCGGTTCTACGGTAGAAATAGATGCACCAGAATTATCTAAACACTTATATACGTTGCTTTCAGAATTCACACAATAAAACATTTTGTTGTGCATATCCTGTGTAGAATCCCATTTATCAAATACTAAGTTAGGCAGCCAGTCATATCTTTTTGTGACCAATGATACATCATTAGATGTTATCTTTTTAACATAGATAATATTAGATCTAATATTATTATTCCCATAATTAGAATCTACTTCAACAGTCTCTGGTGCTAAATCAGTAGTTCCCCAGGTTTCTGGTTTACCAAGAAAATAGTAATAATTGGAACGCTTATAGATAATTTCATTTGCAATGGTCTGGGCCAAGTTAGAGTGAAATTCCTGTCGAAGTGAATTTGACATTACGATTTTCTCTTAAGAAATTGTCACTGCCCAGTTAATAGTAAGTGTATCACCTACATCTTTATTAACGACGGAAAAAACAGTTCTGCACAGCATAGAACCAGCCAAAGAATCGTTAAAGATCCCAGCCTCAGTTAATGCGCCAGTCCCAACCCCGGGACCAAAAATTGAAGAAAATGTAACCACATTTGCCGTAGCTCCACCACCCGGTACAGTTAGCGCAACACGTGAATTCACGATCTCCGTGCCCAATGTAGTATCGGCTGCAACAGGTGATATTGTTGATGTACCAAGAGCCATATGAGTCATTACGCCGGTAGTATTACCAGTTAGTCTACTGGCAATTACAACTTTGCCTGTGGTTACTACTAAATTGGGAACAGTTTTTTGTTCTTTGATATTTCCGTTGGAGTCCCTAAGAACAATTTGTAGTTCACCAGTAAGTTTAATTTGTTCATTTATCATGTTTAATATCCTAAAAATAGATAATTATCAGTTGAGAAGTATGCTTCCGAGAAATAGTCGTCTAGAGTATAAATCACACTATCAACGGAAGCTGTATTTGCCGAAATTGCGGTTACTGTATCCTCTGATAGATATTTAATGTTATCTTTCACCAAAATCTCAGTAGGTAAAATTTGATCTACTAGAGGTTTACTAATATCAAAATATTTTGTTTCTGTAAAATTTACGACAATATCTATAAAATAGATCGTATTTACGGAAATAGTTCTAGATGAATATAAATCTATATTAAATTTTGCTTCTTTTAATAATGAAGCAAACATTTTAAGCCCACCGGGGTGAATTATATTAAGTACATTTCTAAATTCGGAAATATCTATAGAGCTCTCTAATAGATAAGAAAAAAGTTGGTAAAAATAATTGTCTTGCAGACGCATCTGCTGATTTGATAGCTGACCAAAATCTGTTTGATATGAACCCTTAGTATTAACTACTTTATCAAGAGAGAATGTTAGTGTTGCGCGAGATGCTAACCATTGGTCGATTGTTATTTCTGGATTAGTTACTAGAGATTCAGAATAGCTTTGAACCGAAGAATATGAGAATACTTCAATCGGTAGATTTTGACTAGAAGATCCAGAATAAACACCCTCTATTGTTTCAAAACAACCGTCTGTGTAATCGCTGATATCTAATACGTGATTGTATGCTATAGGATCAATTGAAATTAATGTAGAATTAATATCGCTTATTGAATCTATGGGCTTATTATTATAAGGTGAAACTACAGTCGTCTGGTTTGTCTGATGATCAAAACCAAAACTCAATACTTCGCAGGCAAGAATCTCACCTATGGGGCCGACTTTAGTAATACGCGCAATTGTATTCTTAATAGTACCAGGTATTACTAACACCTGCCCCATTTGCCACCCGGCTCCCCCCGAAAGAATAATGATTGCAGATTGTGAGTTTGTTATTCGACCTGCATATTGTGGGGTAGGTGTGTCGGAATTTATATAGAAAAGTTGATCATCATCAATAATTATTTTTGAAAACGTTTGATAATAAAATCTAATTTTGTTTTGACCAATCACATCATAATGTGTAGAATTTATCTCAAACGTACCAGACGAATTGGTAAAATTAATTGTGTTAGTATCCGAATTGACAGATCCATACACAGTATTCAAAGTAATAAAAGTTTCAGCGATCCATCTACCATCGGATGCTTTAAGAATTCTATCTCCGGGCGTAGAATAAACTACATCAGAATTGAATAATATCTTGAAAATGATACTAATTGCTTTTTCTGTGCCCTTTGCTTGATAAATTGTGTTTAGTAATTTGACAAAGTTTCTTTTATCAAGTTTAACATCTTTAGAAATGTATTTGGCATATGTGTCAAAAAACTTAGACACTGATGTATCCATTGATGTATCAATATCTAATTCTGACACATAATTGTTTGCAGTGCTGAGGTTTACATGCCCCAAATATTCATAATATAAAGAAATGAAGGCTTTATAAAGCGGAGAATCTATACTCTCCGGTATTCTTATTTCTACATTATCTTTCATAATTTTCTATTGTTATTCTAGTACTATTCAATCCAATAGCAACATCCGTATTTACAGTTTGAGTCAAAATATTATTACGAGAAGACGTAATATCTGAATTTACAGTTGAGAATGATATATTAATCATATTTGTTGACGTTAAGTATGATGATACAATCATTGTAATATCTATCTGACCTGTATTAAGATTAATCGTTCCGATATTCTTTACTAGTGTATCATCGGAATACATACCCAGATAATTATGACTGTGCACAGAACCAATTTTAATAAAGGTACTGTTTGGAATTTCTTTTATTGTGACAATTTTTTCTGATTCAACAAATGTTTTGAACTTAGTAGAAGATACAGAGCCTGGAACAACCGCATTATTACTCACTTTAATATGATTTACTTCAATACCAAGATACGGTGATATATTAAAACCCAAAGTTTTATTAATATTAACACCAGATATTCCAATATCTAAACTCTGTATAGAAGAAATGAGGTTTGAGTTAATGTAATCTGTATCAAAAATAGAAATAGAATCTATATATGAATCTACTGTATTTTTAAGCATAACTGCCAAATCATTTTTTGTTGTATTAGTTTTATACCGATTAAATTTAACATTTACATCTAATGTCAAATAGATATACTCTGGATCTAAAATCTCAGGTGTAATCGTTAACATTGAATTTTGTCTAATATCTTTCAGAATTGCGGTTTTAGAACCAGCAGAAAGAACATAACCTGTAACTGGTTCTAATGAAAGAAAGACCTTACCATATACAGGGGGAAAATTAATATCACCTCCCCAAGCAGCAACCGACTTTACGAAAGAATAATTTCGGGTAATATAGTTTTTATAATCTAAGACAGTAACAATTCTATTTTTAGTAGAATTAAAATTAACTGCGTTAAATTTTATAGAAGAAATGGATTCTCTGTCTGATCCCCCATATGCTATCTGACTCGTAAAAATAGATGATATGGTGCCATTGTTAAATGAAATGTCCGAATAAAAATTCGAGCATCCATTGGGATCGGTTGCCGTCTTAGATACAATGAAATAATCAATCTCAATTACCTGATTATCAACCGGGGCTTTACCAAGAATATTATCACCAAAGTAAATCTCAAAATGGCCATCAAATGATTCTTGAAGAAAATATACATTAGATGTTGCAGTAAGATCAAATATTGAATCTACTCTAAAATATTCTGTGCGAGTCAACGAATATTGATCAGATTTAATATACACTTTAAGTGTTGAAGTATCAATAGTCTTATTTGGTATCGTAAAAATTGATCTAATGTTTGCAGATTTATTAACTGTGAATGAATTCACAATTCTTGTGCCGGCAACAATTTTGACGCCAGAAAATACATGATTGCCCGAAATGACGGCAGAAGACACATTTTCTGAAGATAGAAAAGTATATGATCCATTTTCATTAGATGAATTAAACACGGTGCCGCGAGGCAAGAAGAAAGTTTCGGTATTGTTTAGTTGAGTTACTGGGATTCTAATATCAACCAGTGCTGCTGCGCCAACGTAAGAGCGAGGCACATAACCAAGTTCTTTGGCTTTAGAAACAACAGAAGATCTGCGCTGGGCCGAATCCAGAAAACTTTCTGAATACAACATACTAGTATAATATGCATTCGTATGAGTGTTATATGCTAGAATATCTACAATAGAATTTAATGCTGAACCTTCAAAATTATAGTCCGAGAATGTTGGGTCATTCTTTATATAATCTATGATTGATTGTTTTATCTGATCGAAATCTAGATTGATGAGAGGCTTTGTTGACATAGTTTATAATTCTTTAAATTATTTAATCTGAATTTCTACCGAATTCTTTCAATTAAAGTATTTATTGTTATGGGCTGCTGAAGATTAATAATTGTGCCAAGTATAGTACAATCCATCTCGTTTGGGTTACTTGATGATACAACTATAGAATTAATCTCAATTCTTGGTTCATA